TGGAACGTCTAGATCTTTAAGTTTTTCTTCAATTGCTCTCCGACGAGCTGCTTCCACAGGAGATTTGCTTGTCGCGGCAAAACCACGAACAACGATATCGAATATATCTTCTGGGATAGAAGCGAATTCGTCTGCTATTACCACATTTGCACGAAAACCTCTAATTTTTGTACCATCGCCCATTGGCAAGGCGTAGATAATTGAAGCCCCTACTTTAAAGTAGCACAAATCAACATTTTGTCTCGGACCAGCATTTTTGCCACCGCCAACGATATTTCTCAAAACTGGAGCCGCTTGCCAGATTGAATCAATATAATTAAAAACCAATTTTGCCTGTCTAAGACCAGCTCCAACAATAACTACCTTTGTTCCTGGATCTAGCAATGCTCTTAAAATTGCGTAAACAGCCAGCATATAACTTTTACTGCCGCCACGCGATGCTATAAGCATTGGAAACGCATGTTTCCATAGTGCCTTAATTGATGCGACTTGGACCGGGAAAAGATCTATGTTAAGAATAACTTTTGCTGTCCATCCTACATAGTCTGGATCTAAAAGTTTTTCTGCAACAAAATGACTCATTGGTTGTTTGCTTTTGGGCAAATCGTGAAAGAAGTGTTTATTTATTTTTGGAATACGATCTCTATATGGGAATAAGTATCCATACTTTCCTTCGTCACCTTGAAGCAATTCTGTGATTTGTGTTTGTTTGTTTTTACTCATCGATAATCTCATTAGCCTGTGGAACCCACCGGCTCTTTTCTGTTCTAATTACTTCTTCAAATATCATCTGCGAGATTCTCTTACCACATTGTCCAGTAGCCATAATTTTGACACCATATTTAACGCCAAGGGAAAGCAGCCATCTTACCATCGCTTTCCCCGGAGCTTTCGTTGAAAACTGCGGTGGGGATAGACTCATTATGTCTGGAGTAAATTGTGCTTCGATTAAGATATATGCATGCTTAATCTTCGACATTTTTTCCATCTCTTCTTCGAATCTCTTTCTAAGACCATAATTCCCCCAAACCTCACCGAAATCCTCTTTGCGTTCTATTGATACAATATCTTCATAGCCAACAAGACTATAATCTCCAGCATCCAATTTATCTATCGTCATGCCAGCACAATTTGGTGGTCTACGATTCGGGCGAGTATGCTCTTCGAAAGTCCAGCCGTACCCAGGCTTCTCTCTTGTGTCGCGAATAACTATATATCGTGGAAGAACAAGCCTAGACACTTTCTACTCCCTCAGTTTTCACATCACACATAACCATTTGTTCTACAAGTTCTTCAAAGCCGACTTCCTGCTTCCAGCCAAGAATCCGCTCTGCCTTGGCTGGATTGCCAAGCAATAGATTAACATCGGCTGGACGATAAAACTTGGCATCAATTTCAACATATTCACTATAATCTAAGCCAGCAATGCCAAAGGCCGCTTCAAGAAATTCCCTTACAGTTCTGGTCTTGCCGCTGGCTAGAACAAAATCTTGAGGCTTATCTTCTTGCAGCATAAGCCACATACCACGAACCATATCGGCAGCATGCGACCAATCTCGCTTTGCATCAATATTGCCAAGATAGAGTGGTAGTACGTCTACGTTTTTCTTGGGTTTTGAATCTGGCGTCTTCATCCTGCCCATTAGTCCAGCAACATATTTGGTGATCTTGCGAGTAACAAACTGCTCGCCTCGTCTGGGACTCTCGTGATTAAAAAGGATGCCAGCACATGCAAAAATGCCGTAGGCGTCACGATATAAACCAACAGCACTGTGTGCGGCTAATTTTGCAATAGCATACGGAGAGCATGGATTAAATCTTGTATCTTCGTCTTGCGGAACTTCTGTTGTGTCTCCAAATAACTCTGACGTGCTAGCTTGATAAAATTTAGAATAAGGGGATGTTTGCCTAATCGCTTCTAATATGTTCAATGGGCCAATGGCATCAATTTCAAATGTAGCAACTGGTTGATCAAATGAAACACCAACATGGCTCATCGCTGCTAAATTATAGATTTCTCTTGGCATAATTTTGCTGATTGTGCGATAGATACCAGTGGCGTCGGTAATATCGCCTTCAATCAAATTAAAATGTGGATGATGGATTAAATGTTCTATTCGTTCTGTCGTGTCTACTGACGAACGTCTCATGACACCAGTCACGCTATAATTCTTATTAAGCAATAGTTCGGATAAATACGAACCATCTTGCCCATTGACTCCTAAAATCAGCGCCGTCTTATGCATTTTCTTCTCCTTCGTCTAAAATGTCCATAAGTTGATCGGTAGTCATATCTTCAAGATCTTGTTGTGGAGATGATTCCATCTCAATATCTGGCATTTGCGAGTAGTCTTGTTCTATCATCCAACAACACTTTTTATACTTTGCTCCACTATTACACCAACAACGATCATTTCGCCCAAGCTTTGGAACATCATTAACGATTGGCTGTGTTATTCTAACAAGTCCATTTGCAGCATCAGACAATTTTTGCGATACTTTCCGGTTCATAAATTTCGCCCCTTTCTTCTGCATTTAATCTCGCATTAATTTCCCAACTACGCTTATGCCCCAGTCTACTAGCAGCATCCATTGCTTTTTCTGCTAATTCTGGCATAGCCAAATAATTTAAAAGTTCATGGAGACGATTCATATAAGAATGATTCATTGCCATCCATAAAGAATTCTTTTTGATACACTCAAAGCGAAATGACGAATCATTAACATACCTTTCAACTAAAGGCATTAAGGCTGTTGGACTACTAACCACATCAACATGATCTTCAAAATAATCATCAATAGATTCTGGAGCAAATACGATCTGAGTTCCGCCCATAATTGGAACCGCAAATACTGATTGATTAACGATAGTATTTTCTATTTGAGAACTAAAACAGACTTTGGCTTGGCCATATTCACAATCTCCATATGTTTTACCAAGCATATTCAAATGTCTAATTAACATATCCGATATTGATTCTTGAATCGTACTAGAAGCGATGGCCACATCTATTGTGCATCTAAAATTATCTGATAATGGTTGGAATAAATTGCCAGCATGTGGCAAATAAACCAAATTTATATCGGCATCTAGCCATCCATGCATTAAGTCATCCCAATGTTTTTCAAGAATAGGTGTCCAAACAACATGGCGATTAATCGAAGAAAGCATTTCGGTTTCATATTGATCTGCAATTTCGTATGGATTTCCCAAAGCTTTATTATTCGAATTAAGGGGCAATGCCCTAGAAACAACCATAACGTCATTTTTATTGATGATATCTACTGGAAGCTGGCGAATGCCATATTTAGATTCCGTCAAGATAAGTCGAACTCCATATTTTTCAATTAATTGACGAATCTCCATTTTCGTTTGTGGCATACAGACATATGGCTGACAACCAAGGTATCTTATTGCGTCAGAATATCCCTTGGCTACCGAATCTGGACGTTGCGCGATAAGTGTGTTAAAATTCATCGTCGTCTCCGAAGTCTGTCTGTGAATCCATAATGATTGGAGCAATAGATCCATCAGGAAATTCTTGCGGCTTTCTAAATTCATCCTCAATATCTTTAGCTGCTAATTTTGTCAATTCTGCATATTTGCCCTGTCTGTCTCGTTCCTCCTGGAAGTGTTGTAATTTTGTGATAATCTCAAAAAAGCTTTCTTTGCCCCCACGAAGCTCGTCAAGACGATCTCTTCTGCTAGCACCCAAATTCTTATATATTCTATCTCTTTCCGCGACTAACTTATCATATCTATCACTAGTTTTGCCAATCGATTGAATGGCATCATTTAATTTTCGAACTCGCTCCATATGCAATTGTCGTTCTTCTTTGCTTGGTTCATCAGATAGTGGGTTATTCGCTATTGTTGTTTTTAATTTCTTGACTTCTCCTCTTAAGTCCTTTTTTAGTCGTAGTTCTTGAAGGATTAAAAGACGATGCTTTAAAAAATCATCTATCTGAAAATGCTCTGTCGACACTATATCTTCGAATTG